TAAATCTGCTGACAAAGGTGTTTCTCCGTACTCTCCTTCTTCTAGTCGGTAGTGATAGACACCACCTAGCCATTTTCCAATGACATTTTTTTTACCATAGTTTTTCTTTCGCAAAGTTCTTATACCTGCTGACGTTCCTGTTTCAAGATAGCCAATTCTTTTTGACACTTCTTGTACAGAGTGCCAATAGCCGTCTGACAATACGTCAAGTATTCTCTCTGACATGCCTCTGCGTTTGTGGTAATTCTTTTTCTCTTCCTGTACATCTTCAGTCATCATCATTTCCTTTCCAAGCATTTGGATTATCTGCCCTAACTAACTCTTTGTACCAAGCCTTTATAATACTTCCTTTGTCTTCTCCATAGTCTACTTTATGCTGTTGATGTTTTAGATTAGACTCTTCCACTACATCATCATAAGCCTTATCTAATTTGGTAATATCAGAATAAGTAATGTGTTCTACTCCACTATCATTAATCTCTGATACAAGACTTTTTACTTGATTGACAAGTGTTAGTTGTGCATCTGTTATTATAGGGATTTCTTTCTCTTTCTTTTTCGCCATGTCTTCCTCCTCCTTTAATTTTAGTTCTTTGTTAATCCACTCTGAAAAAGTGTTCATACTTTATGCTCCTGTTATTTATAGTTGTCAAGTTATTTATGTAGCTTCACCCCACACTTCGTACTTAGCAATGTCTTCATCTGTTAACATATCTTGCTCAATACAAAGCCTACTAATACTTCTGATAGCTATTCGTGGGTGCAATCTCTTTTCCTGTTCCGTCATTTTTTCAAGAGTAATTATACATTCATCATGTATCATAGGAGTTAAGTTTATATATTTTTCCATATCATCTACAGTGCTACAAACTTTTAAACAGTAGCCAATAATGGCATAATAAAATATTTCCATTATTTTAAATCCACAAGATTATAAATGTTTCCTGTATTGCCAACAAATCTTTTTATGAGTTGGTTGCCACAGCTTATCTCTACAATGGTATTAAGATTTATGTTCCTGTATCCCTGACTTTTCATATCATATACTGTTAAGTACCTATCTTTATTGTTAACATTTATGCCATCTTTTAAATGTTTCTTGACTCCAAGTTTACAATTCATTTCCCTAACTTCGCCATTCTTTTTGACAAACTTAGCTTTAAATATTTTTTGGCCTACCATGTTTTTAATTACAGGGGATACCAGTGCTTCAGTGTATAGTTTCATCGTCATCTTCCTCCCATTCAAGTTCACTAGCCATTGTCATGTACAGACCGACTAATGTATTTAACATTATTCCTATCATATCTAATTTAGGTAAACCTAATAGCATATACTTACTATATACTTCAAGTAATTCTTTAATAAAACTTTCAGTTGCTTTTATATTAGTGTTTTCCATATATGTTCCCTTTAAGTTTAACTAAAGGTAATACTTATAATTTTTTCTGTCAAGTACTTTTTTTTTTGTTGACATAGTTTTTTAAAAAGTTAGTAGTGGTAGAGAGAAGGAGAAATATTATGGTTGGAGAAACTGATGTTGCTACATTTGTTAAGGCACTATCTATACCCACTGATGAAACTTACAGAGGCGATTGTCCTGTTTGTCATCGTAAAAATACTTTCAATGTTACTAATACTACTGGCAGGCTGTTGTATAATTGTTACCATGCTGACTGTACAGTTGGTGGCACTACAAAAACAGGCGATCTTATACAAGCATCGTCTAGTACAAAAAATCAAAAACCTCAACGAGTAGACCTTTCTGTATATAACAAGCAGTGGGTGGGGCTAGATCGTAGCCAAAGGGTTGTTGACTATTTAAAATCTGTACAATCCTACCATGCTTACCAAAATAAATTTGCTAATATAAGATATGATGTTAAGGAAGACCGTTGTGTGTTTCTTGTATACAAAGATAAAAGTTTAGTTGATGCTGTGGGTAGATCGCTGACAAATTCTAAACCAAAGTGGAAGAGGTATGCATCTTCTCGTGTTCCTTTTGTTACGGCCAATGACAGTAGCTATCTTGTAATCGTTGAGGACTGTGCTTCTGCTTGTGCGTTGACATTAGCTAATGTACATGGTATGGCTTTAATGGGGACAAATTTATTGACAGATTATTTAAAATACATTAAGCATTATAAACTTGTTACCGTTGCATTAGACAAGGATGCCTCAAAGAAGGCAATGAAAATGGTACATGAATTGTCTATCCATGTGCGGACAAAGTTAGTGTTATTAGACAGAGACATAAAGAGGTGGAGTACAGAACAAATAAGGGAGAAGTTCAATGTCACTTGAGAAACAAATACTATCAGCGTGTTTATCCAATGAGTTTTATAAAGATACAGCAGAGGTTGTGTCTACAGAGATGTTTGCCAATGGTGTAGGGACAATTTTTGACACCATCAGTTTTGCACAACAGAAGTACGAGAGTGATTTAGATGTAAACACTTTGATACAGCTACACAGAAATAAATATCCTGCACTGCCAGAATCATCAAGAGAGCCTATAGAGGAAGTTATAAAAGACCTCAGTAAGTTTATGCCAAGCAACAAGATTATACTAAAAGATTTAATCATTGACTTTTGGAAGAAAGACAAGGCACATAAGATTAGTGACTTATCCGCTGACATTTGGTTAGGCAACAGTGACGACTTTACTGTACTGAGAACTTTAGTTGACACGGCTATAGAGAAAGCACCAGAAGATGAAGGGAACTTCCAAGAAGTGAAAGATGACATAAAAGATTACATAGATGGTTGGGATCAAGGTTTTGAATTTAAGTTTGAGTTGCAATCATTGGCTGACAAAATCAGTGGTGCGGGTAGAGGAAACTTAGGGATTATATTTGCTAGACCAGAGACAGGGAAGACAACCTTCTGTACATACATGGTTGCAGAATATATCCGACAAGGATTTAAAGTAGCCTATTTTGCTAACGAAGAACCCGGAAGATTGGTTAAAGGCAGAGTGTTCTCCGCATATCTTAAACGATCTATTGATGAGATGAAGAAGAACTTAGATAATTCTATGACTGTGTACAAGAATGAGATAGAACCAAACCTAAAGTTATTGGAAGGTAGAGGTATTACTTTATCAGAAATAGAAAAATTTATTGACATACATAAACCTGATGTGGTAATGGTGGATCAGTTAGACAAAGTAGTCATCAACGGTAACTTTGCTAGGACAGATGAAAAGTTACGGGCATTGTATGAGGGAGCAAGAACGATAGCTAAAAAACAACAGGTATTATTTTGGTCAGTGTCTCAAGCATCCTACGATGCACAGGGTAGACAAGAGGTAGACTTTAGTATGTTGGAAAATAGTAGGACAGGTAAGGCTGCAGAAGCTGACATCATTGTAGGTATAGGAAAGAATTACGGTGAGGAGGAAGATTACATTCGTCATCTTTGTGTATCTAAGAATAAACTTAACGGGTGGCATGGGACAGTAACATGTTCTATTGATATACATAGGGCGAGATACGAGTTATGATATTAAAAGCTGACGGATTTGATGATGCGATATTGGGCTTAGGCCGAAGATGTTCACAACCTGATCTGTTAGTTTATGATGTTGACAAATGTGTGGCCATACTTATGAAAGATGGAATGACAGACGAAGAAGCTATGGAATATTTTGAGTACAACGTGGTAGGATCATGGATGGGTGAAGGAACACCTATCTTTCTGTACAGAGGAGTGGAGGATATAGAACTATGAAAAAAAGAATACACGTAAATCAACACGTTATAAGAAGCAACAAAAAGAACAACGAGAATAACCCTGTAATAACTGTTAAAACTTACCAAGACAATACCTATGGTCACGAAGTAAGCATATTAGGAAACAGCAAGGTTGTGTACAGGCCAGATAAACCCCTGTCTTGTGGGGCAAAAGTATGGATAGAAACGGATGCGGAAGTGGTGGTGAAATGACGAAGAAGAACTATAAAGTACAGGGTACAAATAATAAGACAGGTAAAGTTCACTATTTAAGAATTTATGAAACTGGAAAAATGAGGATAGATATGATTTGGAAAAATCTACAAGATGCAAAATATGCTTTAGATGTTGCTATGTATCAGAAATGGGATGAGGGGACAGGCATTTGGGGTCAGAAAGATGAGGATTTTACATGGTCAATAGTGAAGGTGGAAGATGCAAGTAACTGTTCTTGACATAGAAACAACATATAAAAAAGATGAGGCAGGCAAGTTAGACCTTGATCCTTATACAGGAAACATGTTAGTGTCTGTGGGGTACAGTGCTGTAGGTTCTGATATAATAGCTCCTTTTACAGAGAAAAAGATTTATCGCCCTGACAGTGAGGGCTACCTCTGTTTTACCCACACAGAAAAAGAACCGACAGAGGATGGCTTTGCTGTACTGCAGAAAGTTCTGGATAATACGGAAGTTTTAGTGGGTCATAACATTAAGTTTGACTTGAAGTGGCTCCTTGCTTGTAACTTTACCTATACAGGAAAGCTATACGACACGATGATAGCTGAGTATGTTATACACGGTGGAGATAAAGTTGCTCTGTCTTTGTCTGAGTCCGCTAAGAGATATGATTTAGATGAGAAACGTACCGATTTAACTGCACAGTACATGAAAGATGGGGTATCTTTTGACTATATACCTTGGGATATTGTAGAAGAGTATGGCAGGGCTGATGTAGAAGTAACAAAACAATTGTATCTTGCACAGCAAGAGGCAGTAAAAGATGGTCTTGCACCTACGGTAATTTTAATGAATGAGATGTGTCAGGTTCTTACCGAAATGGAAAACACAGGTATGAAAGTTGATGTGGATTCTCTCACTAAAATTAGAGAAGAATATAAGAATGAATACAATGAGTTACATGAATTTCTTGATGGAGAAGTTAAACGTACTATGGGGGATACTCCTATAAATTTAGACAGCCCAGAGGACAGGTCTAAAGTTTTATACAGCAGAGCAGTGACTGATAAAAAATTCTGGGCGAGTACATTTAATTTAGGATATGAACAGTATGGTAGTACAAAGAGAAAGAAAAGAGTTCGCAAGTTAGGTAAAGATGATTTTGTTAGGAAGGTAAGAACCTATACAAAAATAGTTCCCCATACAGAGTCCCACCAATGTGGTTCCTGTAAAGGAAGGGGATACTTTAACCCACTAAAGAAAGATGGCACAACAGGTAAGGCTAAAAGAATTTGTAAAACTTGTAATTCTGATGGCATAGTATTTAAATCTACAGGAGAAGTTGGTGGCTTTAAACTTGTGCCGAGAGATGCTTATGATGTCAGTACACACGGCTTTAAAACAGACAGACCAACATTAGAGAACTTATCTATGTCTGCCAATGACGAGCAAAAGAAATTTATCAGTGCCTATATAAAATACAATGCTATAGGTACATACTTAAGAACATTTGTTGATGGTATAGAGAAGGGATTAGATAGTAAAGGTTTTATACATCCTCACTATATGCAATGCGTTACGGCTACAGGAAGACTATCTTCTCGTAATCCAAACTTTCAGAACATGCCAAGAGGTACAACTTTCCCTGTGAGGGCTTGTGTTGTATCACGATGGGAGGGAGGAAAGATATTGGAGGGAGACTACAGTCAATTAGAATTTAGAGTTGCAGGCTTTCTTGCACAGGATAAACAGGTGTATGCTGATGTGAGGAAAGGTTTTGATGTGCATAGCTTTTCTGCAGAAGCATTGGGTGTATCTAGACAGGAAGCAAAAGCACATACATTTAAACCACTATACGGAGGTACATATGGAACAGAAAAAGAAGTTGCGTACTACGACCTTTTCAAGGCCAGATATTCAGATGTTGCTAAATGGCACGTCTCTTTACAAAACGAAGCGATTAAGACGAAAAAGATCACCCTTCCTTCTGGTAGGATTTATCATTTTCCTCATGTTCGTAGGAACTTTCATGGCGGTTCTACACACGCTACCGCCATAAAAAACTATCCTGTACAAGGATTTGCTACCGCAGATCTGCTCCCGCTTGCTCTTATAAATTTAAGACAAATTTTGTTTGACAGCGACATGCAGTCTGTGGTATGTAACACAGTACATGATTCAATTGTCCTTGATGTTTTTCCAAGCGAGGAGAAAAAGGCAATTGAAATTTTAACGGAGTCCATGTTGAGTATCAAGGATGAAGCTATGAAACGATACAATATTGACTATGACATGCCGGTGGGTATTGAATTAAAAGTAGGTAAAGACTGGCTTGACATGGATGAAGTTTTAACACTATAAACCGAAGGAGAAATTATGATGTCAAATGATGTTGTAACGAATACACCAAGTGTAGTGCCGTCACTAAAGAACATGTCAGTGGCAGAAATTGCGGCATTGACTGGGCAAGAAGTAAGTAGTAATGAAAGTCAGAGCCTTCCTCGCTTTGCCATTAATCATGGTGAAGAAGACAATGAAGGTAGGAGCATTCCTCGTGGGGAGTTCTCTTTAAAATTACCTGACGGTGTTACTGCCTATGCAAAGGAAGCTCATCTACGAATATTTTTTAGGTTGTTTACCTACAGTAGGTGGGATGCAGAGCAGGGAACTTTTGGTAGCCAAACTATACAGGCACCAAATTTAAGTGCTGACTTTTATGATACAGAAGGTGGTATCCGGTGTGGAAGGCTGACCAAAGATCAAGCCGATGGTTTAGCTAAAGACAGTCCAGAAATGATGTTACACAAAAGTGTGAAGTGTAATCAGATTCTGTACAACACAGTGCAGTTGGTTAATCCTGTAGATGCAGACGGTAACAAAGTAGATATGCCTGATGAAGTACCTTCCGTTTGGTATGTTAGAGGCTCTGGTTTTATGCCTGTCAGTGACCATATAAAAATGATTGACAGACAGAAAAAGATTATGTGTACGTCTGTTAACAAAGTAACTACCTCAAGAAAGAAGATGGGTGGTAATTCTTACTATGTCCCAGTTATGTCTACACTTAAATACGTGGACATAAAAGATAGTGATCAAGAATTAATCGCTAAGTTTTTTGAGACCAAAGAAGCCATCAATAATAAAGTGATGGGCCAGTGGAGAGAACAAAAAGAGAAGAAAGCTAAATTAGGAGACTTGTCCGATTTTGGTGAAGTTCTTAATGCTACAGGATAGATAGTTTGTCTAATCCTATCTTAATGAAAGTACAGGGATTACTAGATCGTGCCATGAAAGAAGGTATTGATCTAGACCCTGAACTTTTAGAAAACTTTAAAAATGATTGTGGTGATGCCTTAGTCAAACAACTGTCTCGTGGTAAAAGTGATTACTCGTTACGGATGAGTGGCTTGGGCAAACCCATGTGCCAACAGTGGCATGACAAAAACGAATCACCTAAAGAAACTCAGTACAATACTATCATGCGGTTTTTATTTGGTGACATCATAGAAGCTATAGCTATGGTAGTTTTAAAATCAGCTAACGTAAATATAGAATCAGAACAAGAGAGAGTTAATTTAGATTTAGATGTGTGTGAACTTAACGGTACATTAGATGTTGTTATTGATGGCAAGGTGTGGGACATAAAATCTGCATCCCCGTATGCTTTCTCTAAGAAATTTGGTGGAGAGTTTGGTGGATACAACAAAGTAAAACAAGATGATACCTTTGGGTATTTGATGCAAGGATACCTGTACAGCAAAGCAAAGAACATGGACTTTGGTGGGTGGATTGTTGTAGACAAAGCTTCTGGTGAATGGGCAGTATGTGAAGCACCAGATTACCAAGAGGAAGACTCTGTAGAGCAGTTGGCTAAGGCAAAATCTAATGCAAAAACAATGTTACAAGACAAACCATTAAAGAAAGAATTTAAAGATAAAGAAGAAACATTCCGTGTACAGCACGGGAAAAGAAAAGGTGAGATAATTGCTACAGGAAACAGAGTTATGCACACGGTGTGTGGCTATTGTGATTACAAAGCACAGTGTTGGCCTACTGCACAACTACATAAAAAGGTAGGAACACAGGCAACGCAACGACCTCTTGTTTGGTATACAAAATTAAAGAAGAGAGAAATAGAGGTATGATTTATTTATCTACAGAGGTAACCATAGGAGATAGCTACATCAACGAAGGTGTATACTTTGGTTACCAAGAGTGTGATAAAACATTTGGTGGTGATAGTATTGTAAAAGAACTACGCAACAGACCTAATGGCATACCAATCCGAATGACTAAAACATTTGATCTTGATGAACCTTGGGGTGATGATAGATTTGAAGAACATAAGGAGAAGATAGATCATGATTTAGATATATTGGCTGTACAAGCAAAAGCAAGAAACAGTCTAGTAGTATTACACTGGACAGGCATAGAAGAACAACGAGGCATTCTACGGGAGAATGCACCTAAAACTTTTAAGTACTTTAACGATAAGTTTGAGGATATAATACATAAAAACATGCCGAGGGTATAATGGTACTAAGACATCATGGCTACCGATCAGACTTTGAATTGTCTATCGCTGTAGCTTTAAATAGAAAAAATGTAAAATTTCAATATGAATCGGAGAAAATAGATTATGTTAGGCATTCTACTTATAATCCTGACTTTGTTATAGAGGGAAAGAACTTCTATATAGAAGCAAAAGGACTTTTTACTACAGCAGATAGGGGTAAACATCTGTTAATTAAAAAACAACACCCCGAAATTGATCTAAGATTTTTGTTCATGAGAGCAAGTAATAAACTTTATAAAGGTTCTAAAACTACTTACGCCGGGTGGTGTGAACGCTATGGTTTTAAATGGTGTGAAGGTTTTTTACCACAGGAATGGTTAGATGAATAAGGAAGATTTAAACGGTTACAGAAAGAAGCTCCCATTAGGTATGTATGTTATACTGCTTAAACCTGATGGAGAGGATGGTGTTAGTCTTGCTGTAATAGATACACATAATATTGGTGATAATCATGTTGATCTATCATACATTCTTTCTAGGGGTGTACTGTCTTTACTGGCCAATGATATGGATATGATAAAGGAAAGAGGGCAGAGTGTTATATTGGAGGAGATGAGAAACGAAACGAAACTCCCAATAATTGATAGCCTTATGGACAGAACAAAACCTACCGCACGTGTACAGAAAGATAATATTGTGTCTATATTTGGGGAGGATACAGATGATAAGCAGTGATAGTATACCAGAAGGACTGGAGTATAAGATGAAAAAAAGACAACAGTATGATTCACATGATGATATGATAAAACAATCTGTAAAAGGAAAAAATAGACAGGTAGGTGGCAATCACTACATAGATTTTGAGATTATGCCTATAGAATATATTTCTAAAAATAAACTTGACTTCCTAGAGGGAAATATTATAAAGTATATCTCTCGTCATAAAAAGAAAAACGGGGCAGAAGATATAAAAAAAGTTATACATTACGCAGAATTAATATTAGAATTAGAATATGGAGAAAATTAGATGGCATCATTATTAGGGGGAAATTATTTACCAACAGAATATCAGGCGTTTATACATATGTCTAGATACTCTCGGTGGCTAGAGAAAGAAGGAAGAAGAGAAAGTTGGGGGGAAACAGTAGATAGACTTATATCTTTCTTTCGCCAAAACGTAGAAGGAATAGATGAAAAGTCTTGGGAGGACATGGAGGAAGCTGTACTGTCATTATCAGTTATGCCTTCTATGAGAGCATTGATGACCGCAGGTAAAGCTTTAGAGAGAGAAAACATTGCTGGCTATAACTGTTCGTATATACCGATAGATAGCCCAAGGGCTTTTGATGAAGTCCTGTACATACTGATGAATGGTACAGGAGTAGGGTTTTCTGTAGAGAGACAGTATGTTGATAAGTTGCCTACTGTGCCAGATGTAGAGTTTGAACATACAGAGGATGTGGTGTCTGTTGTAGATTCTAAAGAAGGTTGGGCAAAGGGGTTTAGAGATTTAGTATCTTATCTGTATACAGGAAGAGTTCCTAAAATTAATGTGTCAAAGATACGACCTGCAGGTACAAGACTTAAAACATTTGGTGGTAGAGCCAGTGGTCCACAACCGTTGGTAGACCTATTTGACTTCACTGTAGAGAAATTTAAAGGTGCCAGAGGTAGAAAACTCTCCTCTATGGAGTGTCATGATATAGTTTGTAAGACAGGAGAGGTAGTAGTAGTGGGTGGTGTACGTAGATCAGCCCTCATCTCTTTGTCAAACTTATCCGACCAACGAGTGCGTGCGGCTAAGTCTGGTGCTTGGTGGGAAACAAATCCAGAGAGAGCACTGGCTAATAACTCTGTTGCTTATACAGAGAAACCAGACGCAGGTATCTTTATGAAAGAGTGGCTGTCTTTGTACGAGAGTAAATCTGGTGAGAGGGGTATCTTTAGCAGAGCTTCTGCACAGGCAAAGGCTGCTGAGAATGGTAGAAGAGATGCCAGTTGGGATTTTGGTACTAATCCATGTAGTGAAATTATACTACGGCCTAATCAATTTTGTAATCTTACAGAGGTGGTGGTACGTGCCGGTGATACGGTGGCTACTCTTAGTAAGAAAATACAGATTGCTACATTGTTAGGCACAATACAATCTACCTTTACTAACTTTGGCTACCTAAGAAAGAGATGGCAAGACAATACAGAAGAAGAGAGATTACTCGGTGTATCTCTTACAGGTATCATGGATAGCACATTGTTAAATGGCAAAGAAGGTGGGTTAGAAAAGAGACTAGAAACTTTGAGGGGTGTTGCTGTAGAGGCTAATAAGTATTGGGCAGATAAGTTTGGTATAAACCAAAGTACGGCTATTACTTGTGTTAAACCTTCTGGTACGGTTAGTCAATTGGTAGACAGTGCCAGCGGTATACATGCAAGACACAACCCTTATTATATAAGAACAGTACGGGGAGATAATAAAGATCCCCTCACTGAATTTTTAATTAACTCTGGTATACCTAGTGAGCCAGATGTTATGAAACCAGAACATACTACAGTATTCTCCTTTCCGATGAAAGCACCTATAGGTTCTGTTTGTAGAAACGATATGTCTGCAATAGAACAGCTTGAGTTATGGAAGATTTATGCAAAACACTGGTGTGAGCATAAGCCTTCTGTTACCATTTCGGTAAAGGAAAATGAGTGGGTACCTGTTGGTGCGTGGTGTTGGGAAAATTTTGAATACCTTAGTGGTGTCTCCTTTCTCCCCTTTTCCGATCACACGTATCAGCAGGCTCCCTATCAAGATATAGATGAGAAAGAATACAAGAAACTTGTAAAAAAAATGCCAGCAACTTTAGACTGGCGTAAATTACAGGACTTTGAAAAAGAAGATAACACAAAGGGGTCACAGGAATTAGCCTGTACTGCCGGAGTGTGTGAGTTAGTAGACATATAGTGAAGTGTGCTAAACCTATAATAGCTCTAGAGGATGCTGGGTTAATAAGAAAAGTTATAGCTTATTACATAAAGTATGCATCGCCCCCGGATAAAGAAGTAGAAGAAAAACTTCTAAATCTATTTCACAGATTAGGAAGATTGGAAAAGTAAGATGGCGGAAGCAAGTCTGTTTGAACTATCTGTAAAGGTAAACTCAGACGGCAAAATTATTACACAAGTAAATTACATAGAAAAAGAAACTTTGATTACTGCCCTAGATGGGTGGAAGAAAGATTACCCTAACACCCATGTACTAGGAGCCGTAGTAGAGCACTTGAAAAAGATAGGCTCTTCTGTAGAGGAAGATGTAGCTAAACTTTGTAGGTCTTAACCTCTTACTTTTCTAGGTCCGTTGCTGTACATAACAGCTCCACCATATTTCATTTGCCTTTTATTGGGGTACTGTTTGCCTGTCATAGGATCTACGTTAGATAGCTCCATTGCATCAGTCATTGGTGTAGGTGGTATTACTCTGTCTGTTTCAGGTGCAGCTACATCTGGTTTAGCAGACATATCGGCTCTGCCTCCTTCAGCCATCTTTTTGTAGTTATGTTTTCCGGGCATGTGTTTTTCTCCTTTTATGGGGTAACAGAAAGGGCTTCCATTTGGTTTCCCATTCTTTCAGCACTAGAATTATTTTCTAATTCTAAATTAACATCATCAATGTACATATAGTTTGCCTGAGCAATAAAATCTGGTAACCATAATCCTGTCTTATTTGCTGGATTAATTCTCCACCTACTAGGGGGCACTTTACCTTTCACTATTAAATCTGTCATTATGTTTGTTGCTTGAGGATTTAACATTAGTGCTGCTACAGCATCAATTTCACTTCTTAAAAATACAGCTAACATCATCTCTGCTATTTGATAACGAACTCCAGTACGTTCTTGAGCTAATGCATTACCTCTAGAAGATAATCCTGCTGTATCTATACTCGGTGATCTATCTGCGCTTGTATTTAATCCAGTTCTAACAGGGCCCTTTGAAAGATTGTCCCCATAAAGAATAGCTTTTAATTTATTTAAATCAGCAGGCATGTATTCTTTAAATAATTTTACGGTTACTGGATCATCTAATAAATTTAACAACTCTGAAGTATTTAATCTATTCTCAGGCATACCTTGTGTTCTCATTACCGCTTCATCTACAACACCAGAATATACAGGACTTGGATTAAACTCGTTCTTTTTCATATCGTAGATAGTAACCCTTCGTACTTTTTTTGTTAATCCACGGGCAAGTTGGCGAGCAATTATACCGTTAAACTTTTCTTCAGACATGTTAAATTTACTAATAGCATATTTTTTAAGATCAGCTAATTCGTTTGGATTAGTTGAAACATACTCAAAAAATTCTGCAGGTTTAGTTTCTAATAATTTTATTACCCCTTTAAATTGTTGACCTGCTTCACTTGCATCTTCAGATAAAAGTTTAACAGCCCTATCCATTTGTTCTAAACCATTTTTTACTTCTGTTGTTGCTGCCTGTAATGCTTCCCCTGCAACTTTAAATTCATTAGCATTTTTTTGCATTAGTTCTATTGATTTTTTACGGCTAGCATTATTTTTTTGCAGAGCATTAAATGATATTCTTCCACCAGTAAGTTTATCTAAATCTATTACAAACTGATCAAATTCATTGCTTACAACATTAAGAGGTTTTGGATTATTTAAGAATTTTAATACATCTTGTTGGCTGGCACTACCTACTTCTTCTAAAGCTTTTTCTTTAGATGCTCTTTGCATCTGCAATCCCAGTTCTCTTTTAACAAGTTCTAAAGCAAAGGTAAAATCTGTAGAAGGTTCAGATTTACCATTTTTGTTTGTAACTTTAGGAAACATGGCTTGTAATGTTTTAATTAATTCTCCAGCTCCGTCTGTTTCTAAATTCATATGGTCTTTTACTAATTTACCTAACCATTGGGTAGGATCTAACTCGTGATATGCACCTGTAATATTTCCTATTTCTCTTGTGTCTGCACCTTTATAAATATACACGTTTGGAACATGATTATTTTGATGCCTAAATCCTACGGCATTTTTAGTGTACCACCCTTTTGCATCCATTAATTTTTTAGATTGGCCCGGAGCCATTTGCTCTAGTGCACCCTTTTCAAAATCTCTTAGAATTGAGCTACTCTGTTTGAGGTATGCATTATCTGCTGGAGAAATACTACTGTCATTTAATCTTCTGCTAACACCAACTGATAAGTTTTGAAATTCATCTAATCCCATACCTAATACCATTCCTAAAGACTCACTATCTACCCCCATTCTATTTACATAAAAATCTTTGTGTTGTGAAAAATACAAAAGTATATCAATATTTTCTACACTACTTGAAGGGATACCCATAAAATTCGCAGTTGATTCTCTTATATTTTTACGAATAGAAGCTGCTTGTATGCCTTCATTTTCAGCAATAGATTTTATAATTTTTGAATTTATACTTTGGGCTGTATCAGAGTAAGTTCTATTCAAAACATTTTTAATTACTTTTTCATTTTGCATTCCTGCAAATACTTCTGTAGGATTTATAGATCTTGCAAGAGTCCAAAGATCTCCTACTAAGTCTAACGCATTTATCTGTACAGGATTACCATTTTTATCTATTACAGAAAATCTTTCACTTGCTTCTTCAGAAAGTTCTCTACTTTTACGGTGAATTAAAGCAGCCCAATTTTCACTTACAACGCTTCTTTGTTTTTCTATACTAGCTCCTGATGCTATATTAGGGGCTGTTCTACCATCCACTTCTACTTTTGGTAGTTTTGTACTAGAAAGCTCGTCTAACTCTTGGTCTAACCTAGCTAAAGAAGTTTGCATTATTGAAACATGTTTTTGAATTTCTTCGTAAGGCACTGCTGCTATTCTATCTAAATTCTTTTTTCCTATTTTTGATACTATATTATTGTGCAACAAATCTTTTGCAGCATCAACTACTTTTGTATCTTTTGAAAGTGCTCCATTTGCACCGCCTTTAAGTATCTCCATAGTTTGGGTTATATCTGTTTGAAGGTCTACTATTTGGTGAGACTTTAATTTTAAACTTCCTGTAGTAATTTGATTAAGTAACTCTACTCCATAATCTGCCATTATTGCGGAAAATTCATTTAAATCTTCATTATCTGCATATATTTTTCCCATAACAAGATTTTCTAACTCACTAAACTCTTCTGGTTTTGAAACACCGTAGTTAGTTTTTATTTCATCAAATTTTGAAACAAGGTTTTCTACAAGTTCATTTTGTCTACTAAGAACCTCAGAATAATGTTTTATCCATTGGAAATTGCCTTTTATTTTTCTTGCTTGCCTTGTTCTAAATCCTAAATTTGTTGTATCCAACATAAATTTTGTACCATCTTGTAGGTAACTTAATTTTAAAGCATCAGCTAAAAGTGGATTTACTACATTTTCTGGAATACCTTCAGCTATTAACATATCTTTTGTTTGACCAAACCAATTTATTTGTTCTAATATAGCGGCTTGTTGTGTGGCTGAACCTTGGGCTGCGTCTACAAAATTAAAAACATTTCTAATTTCTTTTTCAGTAAGAGGCCTTTCACCACCTTTACCATCAGGTATTTTTACTGCTCGTAAATCTTTTCCGTCAACACCTCCTGTTTCAATGTATCTTCTTAACTTTCCGATAAAGTTTACACCACCCGGACCTTTAGCTAAAAATAAAGATTTTACACCGTCGGCACTAAGTTCTAAAACTCTCAATGATTTATCTACAGGTTTTTGAAAATTTCTTATACCAAAAGATAATATTACATCACCTTTGATAGCTGCAAGTGCTTGTATACCCATGTTCCAAGGGTTTTCCCTATCTATCCCGTATGCACCTTCAGCATATGCAGAAGCATATGAACCTCCAAATTCAGAACCATACAAGATAGACGTGACTTTTTTATCACTCCCTTCTACAAACAACATATTTCTTTTAAGTTTTCCAAGCCAACCTTCTGCTCTGTCTTCAGCACCTTTAAAAGATTTATCATTTTTAGATTTAAAAATTAATTTTGCCCGTGCAGTTAACTGGGGAATCATAGATTCTTTCCTAGCAAGTTCTACCGCACTAAGTTTTGCATCGTCTCCTATCAATACTGGTTTTTTACCTGCCGCAATTAGTTCTTTATTATGTTTTATTAAATCTTCTGCAGCATCTACTCTAAGCTCATTAAAAAATCTTAATGCCTGTCTTCTTGTTGTTCCGGTAATTCCTCTAAACAACATTAAACTTCCAGCATCACGAGCTGCGTAATTAATAAAATTCCTTAAACTGCCAGCATCTTTTGCATTTATAACATCCAACAATTCATCAGGACTATAATCTGTAACCACCTCACTGTTTTCAAAATTATTAGATGAACTTAAAAAAGTTAAATCTTTTGTGGATTCATGGGCTGCAAGAACCAATTGATCTGTGATTGATAAAGCAGATAACTTCATACCAAAATCATTTCTACTGTCTAGAAATACATTTAACTTCTCATTGTTTTCTGAAGAAAGTAAAGGCTCTACAAGGCCGGGAAAATTTAATTCAATTCTATCTATATTTAAAGCATCAGTGAAAGGAACTCGTATTTTTCCTGATGTTGCTAATTTTTCTGCAACAGCGTTTATACCTACAACACCCAATCCTGTAACTTGAACTACCGGATCAACAATACCTTTAGATAAATTTATTGCACCCCTTCCAAGATACTTTACGCCGGGGGTGTCACCACCTTCTACCATTCTAGGAATTATAGGTATATTTTCTTCTGGGCTATATTTGTAATCCCTGCCTTTGTCATCAAAAAAAGCATTTCTATTTTTAACTTCAAAGTTTGCTTCTTCCATAGAAATATTTTCATATATTTTTTCATACGACACATCGCCTGCACTATTAAATCTTTGGTAAATTACAGTATCATACTTTCCATCTGGTCCTAAATTTCCTTTTAAAAATTGAAATTTTGGTTGGGCTCTTTCTAAATATTTCTCTTCTTGTTTAATCAGCTCTGCTTCTGCATCCGCATATTTTCTAACATTTTCTTGTTCTTCAATCTCTGGTTGCTTAAATGCCTCCGTTTCTATATCCATAGCTTCTCTTTGAATTTTTTCAGCTCTAGATAAAAGTGGTGTGTCTCTATCCATATCCACAGGAGTATCTAAAATATTCAACTGGTCTTCTGGCCTATAGCGTTCTTCCTGTATTCCTGCCGGATCATCAAACCTAAATTTACGATTATAACCTATTGGGGGTTCTTCTGGTATAGGGTCTCCACGAAGAGTAGTACGGGATTCGTCTTCTAGGGTTTCCATTTGGTTATCTAAATCAGCCATTATGTATCTTCCTCATTTTTAAAAATATTTCTTTCCTTGCCTCTGCGTTGATCGGTCCACTGATTTTTAGTTGTTTTAGTAATAACTCCTTGCTCTAATAATTGTTCTAAGAGGTTTGGAGAATTATATAAAACTTCAAAATCAGGATAATCGTCTTGTATAGCTTCTATTAACGATTGGTTCTTGTTTACAGATATATTTTTATATTCTTTGCCATCCGCATTTGTAAATGAGAAAGTTTTATTTTCAGATGCTCTTATACCTGTTACAGCAAAGGCTTCATTTACGTATGCTTCCTCACCACGAATTACAGTTTCTATCTGAGATTTTCTATACTCAATATCTTCATTAAATATTGCATCCATAATTCTTGGGTTATTAGTCCAACCGGCATTTCGGAAATCTCCTAAAGGTGCTCCTAAATACATATCAGCCATTGCTTGTGCAGCTTTATAACCTTTTACAGTTCCATTATCTACACCAAGTTTTAACATTCTATTTACAGAAGCTATCTTTTGAACAACATTACGGAATGCCGCAAGTCTACCTTCTGCACCCTCCCTGTAATCAAAAAATGTTTTTCCCATAGCTCGTTTTATATTTTCTACATCTTGGTCAGAAATAGTTCTACCACCGGTACCGCCTTGAATTGCTGCAGCCATTTGGTATGCTAAAAGAGCTGTATAAGCTTCTTTTTGATTATTTGCTAAAAGTTTTGCATCTTGGGTAGATAACGGTTCTTCCCTATCCATCATTTCAGTTATATTGTCTAAGTTTTTCTGCATTCTTTTCATGTAGGAATTGTTTTTAGTGTGTCCGGTAAATTCGTAGTCTTTAAACATACCCATTATAACACTACCAAAATTTCCTGTTTCGCCAAATTTTGAAATTTCAAACATTCTAGCAAAGAAATTACCAGCTTGCCCAGATGGTAAATCTGGAAATTCATCATATAATTTTTGTATTGCGTCTATGGTGCTTATGGCTTGTTCAGCAGATACATATTTAGCATCTATTGCTTTTCTATCTAAACCACTATTTTCTATAAGTTTATCTACAGACTGCCTTACTCCATTAGCATTTGTATTTGGCATGATAAGGCTTAATCCAGCATGCACTTTTTGCATATCACCATAGTTGTATATATTAATAGGTCTACCATTTATTCCTATAAGATTAACAGCTTTAAAATGTAATTTCTCACTTTCATTTAATATGCCAGAATTATAGTGTTTGTTTGGCATTATTCCTTGACTGTTTAAGATTTTTTCATTTTCTGCACTGCCTTGAGTTTGATCTGCATACACCATGTTATTGTAGTTAGAATACATCTTTGCAAGAGGTACAGCTCTTTTATTAATATGTTTACTAAAAATAGCATTTGATACATCATTTATACTGTAGGGATTAGGTTGAAGAGGTCTTCCTACAGTAACATCCTCCATATTATTTGCTAAGTACTTTAAAAAATCTGTTGTGTCATTTTTGTTATCAACAATTGCTTGATTAGATTTTTTAGTTATATCTAATGTATTTCCACTGTTTTGAACATAGCCCATGT